GTTTTGGAAGGATGCTTCCTTGGTCTATCGCTACCAATGCTTCATCTGCTATTTGGACGGAGGTCATCACTTGTTCGGCTACAGCAGTTTCCATATCGCTTAAAAGAGAAGCCAATCCGACTACTGGGCTTCTTGATGGGGCTACAGCACCCGATATTGCTGGTGCTCCATCTTCTGCTTCTACTATATCATCTGGTGCTAACTGCGAGTATTGTATTTTCAGTTTCTTATTAACACCTCGCTTCACCTTGTTGAGTGTGCTTAATGATGGGTCATTCTGCTTTAGAAATCTGGGCATTTATAGTATAATACGATATTATTTAATAAAGGCCGTGCTGTTTAACGTATTTGGAAGCCTCTATCATCTTCATTCCCTTCTCGGCCATCACCTTCTTCACTATCTCGGCTCGTTTGGCTCTGCCTCCCGCACCACTTACGAGTGCTTTGACGCCTTGCTTCACTCCTTCCTTGAGTAGTTCTTTGCCCACCTCTTTGACGACTGGATTCTTGATGATTTTCTTTCCAACTTTGCCTACATCTTTGAAAAACTTACCGACCGAGTATTTGCCTCCAACAGCCTCTACTTCTTCCGACAGCGGGATTGCCTTCTTGCGTCCTCTGCGTCCCGCTCCCGATTTTGCGTATTCTATCAACGCTTTTGTTCCTTGTTTGACGCCTTCTTTCAAGAGTTCCTTACCTACGGCTTGGACTTCTTTATTTTTGGCGATGGCTTTAAGACCACTTAACGTGTGTTTTCCGACCGACTTGGCGACGTGTCCGACATCTCTAAAGAACTTCTTGGCGGAGTATTTGCCTCCAACGGCTTCTGCTGGGTGGCCACTAATGGCTCCATCTATTCCTGCGAGCGACGAGTAAGCACCACCTGATGAAACGGCTAAACCCGCCGACAGAGATAGCGGTGGGTATGCCGAAGAGTTTCCCGAGGGATTGTATCTCATCGGATGGCTTCCTCCGCCAATCATATGTAAATGGGTTTCTCCTGTTAAATCGCCGTGATACATACCAAGCCTTTCTCCCATTGGTGTTGGGGTTCTGGACGGATATGCTTTCTCCCACTGCTTTGCGTCTAATTCCCTTAAAGTTGCTACAATTCCTTTGTTGTAAGGGTTGTCGTATGCGATGTTAGTCTGGGGCATCTGTATATATAATCATTAATATTATTTTTTAATAATTATAGGATTTTGAATGATGTAGAGATGTAGAGATGTATAGTTGTTTCAAATGAAAAATAAAGTCTAAAATGGAATAGTGTGTTGATGGAACATTTTTCTATACAATTTTTTAACGACCAAACCCTACATTCAATACATTACCATTCTAAACTTAACACATCTTCTTAAGTCGCCCACCACTGGACGCACCAGCCAACGCACCAGCCATATGGCCACCGCTTGAATGGCCTCCTACACCCATCGGACGCATCCCGTGGCGACCTCGCATTCTGCCTACAGCAATGGCGTTCATATCCAACATTCTGCCTCCAACCATTCGGCTGACCTCCTTGGAAGTCATCGCTGAAGCCTGACCAGAAGATTTGGCGGACAACACCATCTCCTTGGTAAGGATACCAGTATAGACAGCGGACACACCTTGCTGGGTAGTGAAGATACCACTATTTACGCAGATGACGACAATCTCGGGCTGGAAAGTCAAAGGCAACTGATTGGTAACGTTCAACTGGATTTGGAAATTGTAATTACCTAAAGAACCGCAAGAGATGTAGTCGGGGAGCGACAAATCGTAAGCAGGGTTAATCACCAACAAAGAACCCGTAGTGGGGACAATGGTGGGGACACCGCCGACGATTGCTTCAGATTGGCCTCTATACTCGGCAAAGGACTGGGTAGAGCCGTTTCTAACACCCATTCGCCAGAGGTCATACTGGGTCGCTGACGACAACAGACCAGACTGGTTATTAAGATTGACGCTAATATTGTTAATGGTCAAGAAACTATCGGTGTTATACGATGTCTGGGCACTCATCGGGTATCTCACTGAAATCAAGAACAAGTCAGGGATTTGATTGATTTGTAAATTGGAAGATGTAAGGGTTAAACTTTCTCCAGGAGCAATTTGGGGGTTATTCGCACTGGAGGTCAAATAACGGGGGAAATCCATATAGGGAACGATGTTCTTGGTCTGGACGAGGTCAGATGGCTGGGTAGAAAGGAACTTAAACAACATCGTGGGTGTGGCGGGAGGAGTGGTAATACCTATCGCACCAGCAGTGAAGCCGTTGGGGTTAGCAAGGGTTCCGAGTTGGATACTGGTAATGTAGTTATTGGCCGAAGACCAAAGACGCTTACAGGCACCATCAACGTTCAAAGTGAAGGTCATATTGTTAATACCGAGCAGACCTTGGTTGTTAAACTCGGGGTCGCCGAAGATGAAGGGAGAAAGGAACAAGGGCTCGGCAACGTTGGTGCTAATGGTTACAATCCAAGTGTCGGTGACGGCAGTGGAAACTAAACTCTGGTCGGTGAGGACACCAGCGATGTAATGGGCTACAGCAATACTAACGGGCTGGGCACCTCTGGGGACTTGGTCAATATCGTAAGAAGCGTTAGAATAAGATGCTAAAGGATTGTTGTTGGAAGCAACACCATCGGCATACATTCCGTAGGCTTGGTCGGGCAAAGAAGGGGTGGTGGAATTGTATCTGTAAAGTTCCCTGCTGTCGTTCAAACGAAGGAGGGAAGGGAGGACATCTTGTAAATTGATGGAGCAAGTGGTGTTGTTAATCTGGGCAGTGGCGGTGGTTAAGAGGGAATTGAAGGGGAAGCAGTGGAGAGCATCGGTCACTCCGTAGGCCATTGCTTCATCTCCAACGGGGACTTGCTTGGTCGCATCGGTGGCTGAACCAATGAATAGTCTAAAGGTTAGACCCGTATTAATCATTATATCTCTTCCAATAACGACGTTCTCGGAAGGGACTTGGATGTTGAAGATAACAGCCGAATTGGAGGACGACGTGGAAGGGAAACGCTGATAGGTGGCTTGGGAGGCTCCTGATTTGACGGCGAAGTCAATATCAGAGGTGATATCACCAATAACGCTGTCTTTGACGAGGATGGTCTTGAAGTCGGACATTTATAGAATATAAAAACATTATATTTTATAAGTTTTGAACTAATTGGCTAAACTAATCTTTTCCTTGGCTACCAAGCGAACCCTTCTTAATGAAGGCAATCTTGATAGTGACGCTTTCTCCCGAACCTATTCTAAAAGGAACGAGTTCTCCAGTTTTTAATCGGTAGAAGATTTGTAAATCCAAGTTAAATAGAGGTCGGTTGCCGTAAAGGGTAATATACCGATACTGGGCTTGGGGCAAATATACTAAATTGGGGCGGTATTGGCCGTCGGTGCTGACCAAATCTGTAATAATATTCGCTATATCTGAATTGTTGCCTCCGAATTGTAATTGGGAGCCGTTATTATAAACCAGCGGGGTTGAAACTTGATTTGGCTGAATGGGTAGCGTATTGGATGTAAAGACCATTGCTGTAATCGGAGTCCATTGGGCTATCGTTGAATATTCCTGATAAACGTTAATTGCTGTCCATTGAGGGTCGCCGTTTGCTGGCGTTATTACTTGTAAATTGGTGCTTCCAATATTGACCACCACTATCTTAAAGTTCTTGCCGTGGAGGACTTGAACATACCCTAAATAGATTGATGGGAAGGAATTGAATAAATTGAACAGCGGAGCATTCATATAAATGCCGATTTGCTCTGTTCCTACACTTGGGTTCTGGTCGTATCCTGCTACATCTGCGTATAGGGTGGCCGATGAAGATGTGGTGTCCCAATTGATGTAGGGAGGATTTACTGAAGGCAATGCTCCTCCAGCACCCGTCACTTGGGCTTCTAAACTGGCGAAGGCTACTTGGAACGCTTGGGCTACTAAAGCCAACCACCACTGGTAGGAATAACAATTGTAATAACCTGTTGTATTTACCTGTATTCCTGTAGCAGTGGCGTTTGGTGGCGGAGGGGTTTCCGCTGACTTGTCTTGGGGCGACCACTGGATAAACTCTTGGGCGTAATATTCTACTCCGAGATAAATATAGGCCAGCGTAACCGAATAGATGGTTAAGTTCCTGTTTCCTTGGTTTGGCTGTATAGTGGGGATAAAGACGGGCAACGTCCCTGTTTCTAAAGTAAAGCGGAGGATACTCAAATAATAATCTTCTGGGCACGCTACGAAAGGCATCGTTCTCTGGTCGTTGTAGTAAAACAACGGGGGAATGGTCGTCGTGCTTTGGAAGTTTGTAATAGTTACATCGTAGTAAATCTGGTCTGCTGAAGATTGGTTTTTGACGACGTTTAATTGCGACATTTATACTATATTGTTATATTTTTCGGTGGCCAATCAAACTAATAACGGGCTTTAATGTAATAAGTCATTGCGAAGTGAGCGGGTTCTAAAGTTGTTACGGCAACCTCTGCTGGGACGACGGGGCCGACTGGTGTGAAGTTCATATTTAAACTACCTGGGACGTAATCAACGTTAATGTTGTTCATTATTAAACCACCTGCGTTATACACACTCCACTCCAGACCAACGGGCGGATTTGCTCCTTTGTCTGTAGGTGTGTTACCTTGTAAGTATTGATGATTTCCTGAAATATTGGCGACTGGGTTCGCAAAATCAATACCCACCCCTGCGATAATTGTATTATAAGGAGGCAAATCGGGCATATTTGCCTCTACAATGGAAAAACTGGTTAAAGCACCTCCTGTTCCGCCTGCTTGCGTCACATTCGCATTCACATTGGTGCCTTTAATGTAGCGGTTAATGGTGTTTGGGACGCTGAAATGTAAGCCATCCACCGCCCCGTAAATTGTTCCAATGATGCTAAACAATTCAGCCCATTCGGAGCGTTTTAAAGAGCGTCCGTCGCAGAGGATAAATTGGGTTGGGTCTATTTTTGTTGCTATTCCAGCAAATGGGAATAGACATCCGACTGGAATTGGAAAGCCTTGGTAACCTGATGTGTTTTCTACGGACATTTATATAATGGTTGTATATTTTATCTCGCCTTTATAATCCATTTTATCGCAATGTCTGGTAATGTTTGAGTTGTAAAGTTCTGCGTTGTTTTTTCTATCGGGGCGTTGGCTCCATTATAGGTCGTTTCCCATCCAGATAAAGTATCAAAAGTTACAGCACTGGATGCGTGGTTGCTTGGGTCGCTATACCACTTGAGTTTGCTTCCGTTATCATCGTTCGTATTTTTTTCATCTCCGTTGGTCATACCAGGATTTGTAAGCGAAGCAGACCAAGCAGAACTGACGTAGGTCATCGGAAGCGCTGGGATGTTTTCTGCTGTAAGGGTTACGTTGTATTGTATAGTCGCTCCCGTATTTGGAGTGGAGAAAGTGCTATTATTTCCAGCCATACAATACCTATTATCGTTGAAACTGGGCACCCGAAACGATGGGCTCATTTGTTGGTATAAATTGGGGTATAATACAGGGTCTATCAGTGCGTCGTCACACCAAAGCCAATCAGTGGGTAATATGACGCCAGCAAAAGGTAGTGTTGTCCCTACTGGTAAAGGAAAAGCGGATGCGTAGCCAGATGAGTTTTGAACGGACATTTATATAATGGATGTATATTTTTTTAAATAAGAAAACCACTGATTTGCGGGCAAGGGTCGGTGATATTCGGAGGGAAAGGGTTGTTTGACGCCGACTGCGACCAAGTTTGATGAACCACTACGGGCTCCTCGTAATATACCTTAATCAAGTAAATAGACGTCTGGGCTGGGTATGTTATAGTTGAAGCAGTAATATTGAAATCTAAAGGTGTTGGGTTCTGATTGATATAGGCTACATCAATGCTGTCTAATGATGCCGTTGCGGTAGTGTAAGTGTTGGCTCCAGAACCGATTAAATTGGTGTTCAGACCTTGCGTATTGGTGCTGGTTCCGTTGGTTCTTAACCAGCCGTTTGATGATGTGATGTGATTGAGCATCTGGGCTCCGACAGGGTCGCTAAAGTTGGCGTCGGATAATGCTGGAATATTATCTACTATGAGAGTCGTTTCTGCGAAAGTTGCGGTTTTGGGAACAAATGTCCCAGCATTTACAGCAGTCCCTTTTACGTATGGATAAACGTTAGAACCTTGGTATTGAATATTTGGAATACGGAAATTGGTTGCTGTAGTGGTGCCGTATAGTGTGCCGATGGCTTCAAATAATTGCGGATATGTTGCTCTATCTAAATACGTCCCGTCACACTTTCTCCAAGTTGGTGGGATTTGCGGGCGAGGCTGGACAGGGTTTGAAAAAGCCCAAGGGACAATTGCTCCTACTGGTAAAGGAAATGATTGGTAGCCAAGTTGATTTTTGACGGACATTTATATAATGGTTGTATATTTTATTCGTCCTCCTCGGTGTTCAAAACAAAACATTCCTTGTCGCTCATCACCAACATTGGAAACCCCTTCTGGATGGTCACCCAGCGACTATTCAATTTCTTGATTTTTTTGATTTGGTCTTTGTCTAAACCAAAATAATTATCCAACAAGTATTTGATACTCTTACCACCGAGCCCAGACGGGAAAATGGTAACCGACTTACACTCATTCAGAATGCGTCTGGTTGCCTTGCCGTCGCACGCCAAGTGCGAAGTATAAACCACCTCGGTATTAAAATGCCGACCCGTTTCCAGCACCGAGTTCAAAATCGCATCCACTTTCAGTTTCTGACGCTTATCTACCAAGCAGTCTGTATCATCAAATATTACCAAACAATCCTTGAAATCTTCTGCTGTTACTTCTTCGGTTAAGAACTCGGGGTTATCCAACTTGATGCGGTGTAGGTCCTTGATTTTATCCAGCGTCTTGTCCTCTTTGATGGATGAAAGAATATAGATTTCTCTCTTCGGATACAATCGGTGATACTCATCCGCATACATCTTCGTCCAGTAAGACTTACCACTGCCCGAAGCACCCGTTACGTATCGGATACAGCGTTCGGTCTTTTTATTCGGGACAACGGAGAAATGTAGGTTCGGTTTATCTTTCAATTTGATTTCCTTGAATACATTCGCACA